AAGTGGAAGGTTCTATTTAGATTTATTAGTTGTTGTTGAGGATATAAACGCAGAAAGAGCAATAGTAAAAGTTTTCACAGAAGAAACTATTAGCACATATGAGGTAGAAGAATACGATAAAGAATATACCGAAGGTGATGCAAAGCTAATAGAAGAAATACCTAATCCAATAGGTGTTATACCCGCTGTAAATGTTTATAATCTAAGAGGTAATAAAAGACCAATAGGAATAAGTGATTTAGCAGACGTAGCATTTTTACAGCAATCTATTTATAATGATTATTCAGAAAAAGAGCAGTTAATCAGATTAGCAAACCACCCAAGTTTAGTTAAAACCCCTAATGTTGAAGCAAGTGCGGGTGCGGGTGCAATAATAGAAATACCAGAAGATTTAGATAGTTCATTAAAGCCTTATATCATACAACCTAGCGGTCAAAACCTAGATGGAATAATGAAATGTATTCAAAACAAAGTTGATGCTATTGATAGAATTACCCACATGGGTAGTGTTAGGGCAACAGGTACACAGATAGCTAGTGGAATTGCATTACAAACTGAATTTCAATTATTAAATGCCAGATTATCAGAAAAAGCAGATTATTTAGAAAATTCAGAAGAACAAATATGGTCATTATTTGCTAGATGGCAAGATAAAGAATGGGAAGGTTCAGTTAACTATCCAGATACGTTTGATATTAGAGATTGGGCAAACGATCTACAATATTTACAAATGGCTAAAGCTAGTGGCATTAAATCCGAAACCTTTAATAAGGAAATAGATAAACAAATAGCAGAAGCAGTAATAGACGATAACGAAACTATGAAAACTATTAATGATGAAATAGATGCTGTTAGAACAGTTAGAGGACAATTTCAAACAACAGAAATAGAAGGTCAAACAGTTGGCGAAGAAGAAAGTTCCTAAAGATAAAAAAACCAAAATACCTAAAAAATATTTATCTGGTTTAAAAGGTTCTGAAAGAAGTTCTAGGGCAAACTTATTGAAACAAATAAGCAAGTTATACAAAGCGGGTGCTAGAATACCTTTATCATTATTAAAAAGAAGGAATAGGGCATAATGGCAATAAAAAGAAAACCATTATCAGCTAGAACTCTTTCAACATTAAGAGCAAAAGCTAAAAAATCTAAACTTTTTAATTTAGCTGATTTAAAAGCTAGTTTTCGTAGAGGTCAAGGTGCTTTTCTTTCATCTGGTTCACGACCAAGAATACCAATGTCAGCATGGGCTATGGCTCGAGTTAACAAGCTAATTAGTAGAGGTAGGTCTGGAACATTTGATAAAGATATAATTTCAAGAGCAAGTAAAAGAAAAAGAAAATAATGCGTATGTTATGGAAAAGCCTAAAAAAATATGTGTGGTTTGTAAGGTGTATCTCATAGAGAAAATAAAAGACGTTTATGTATGTCCAGTATGTAGGGCAATTGTAAATGAAAGATTAAACGATAGGCAATCCTGGGAAAAAACCCAGTAAAATCAAGGACTTACGAATGGCAGTATATAGAGGTAAAGACGTAAAATTAAACAAACCATTTAGATTATCCACAAGCGAATCTAAAAGAAAAAAGTTTGGTGTTTATGTCAAAAACAAATCAAATGGTAATATTAAAAAGGTTACTTTTGGTGCTAGAGGAATGTCTATAAAGAAAAACATACCCGCAAGACAAAAGAGTTTTTTAGCTAGAATGGGTGGAGTTCTAAAAGAAGTAAAAGGACAAAAAACACTTTCACCCGCTTATTGGTCTATTAGGGCATGGAAAAAAGACTTTCCATTATAAAATATGTCGAGAATTTTAGAAAAATTAGCAGATCAGCATGAAGAACGCATAATAAATGTTCTATATACTTTAGAGAATGATGTTATTAATGAAGTAACTAGAGCAACAAAAGGGCAATTAGTATCACAAAGATTAGCTATACAATTACAACCCAGACTAAGAACAATAATACAAAATACATTTTTAAATGAAGCTGATCTAATAATTAATGAAGAATATAATAAAATAGCAAAAGAAGTATTAGATACTTTTGGGAAAATGCCTATTCCTAACAAGTTCAAGAACCTAACAGATATAGACTTATCCACAATCAATGCCTTGAAAACACAATCATTTAGCGGGTTTGAAGATATAGCTGAAAGATTTTTAAAAGTTATTAATGATGAAGTTTACCAAAGTACAATAGCGGGTAGACCTTTTAACGATATGGTTAGTAATATCAAATCACATATTAATGGGGTTTATAAAACGTCAAATACTCGTGAGATAAATGAATTAGTTGATTTTATTAACGAGAATAAATTTGATACTGCCAAAAAAGCACAGGTAGAAGATGCGGTTAGAAAATTACATACCCAATATGCAAGTGATAGGGCGGGAAACAACCTAAGACGTTATGCAAGTCAAATAGCACACGATAGTGTTATGCAGTTTCATGGACAATTCACAGTAGCTAAAGCAAAAGCATCTGGGTTAAATAATTTTACATATACAGGAACATTAGTAAGGGATAGTAGACCATTTTGCATTGAAATGCTTAACAGGACACTTACAGAAGAACAAATAAGGGATATGTGGAACAATAGAGCATGGCAAGGAAAGTCCACAGGTGACCCATTTATTGTAAGGGGTGGTTATAGGTGCAGACATACTTGGATACCCACAGACCCCTCATGGGGTGAAGAAACAGTAGATGAAGTACCAACAGAAGAAGAAGCATTTGATGAAACACTAAATGTAGTAAATTCTAGTTCTTTAACTAATAAAATAAAACTTGATGATATAAAGCCAGTTTCTATTGGATTTTTGACTAATAAATTAAATAAACAATTTAAAGAAAATGCCAAAGATGAAAGATACCCAAGAGATGGAAATGGTAAAGAAGTTTTAAAATATAACGAAAGTCTTGAACGTAGGAGAAACAATGAGCCTATTGTTGTTGCTGAATTTAAAGACAGTTCTGGACAAAAAAGAGATTTTAAATGGTCTGAAAAAGATTATGGAGTTGTAGAAGCATTAATGCAAGAACTTGATGAATTAGCTATAAAATATGATGTTCCAAAATTAAGGGGTATTAATGCTGAAAAAGGTCACATAGCATCTATGGGTGATGGTGTTTTAAATTTAAATGTAAGATTTAACATTTTAGAAAGAACTGGAACAGAGGTTACAAAATGGAAAAAGGGAGATAGTCTTTTTGATAGACCATTTACATCAGATTCATTTTTTGAAGATAAATTAGATAAAATAAGAACTACTTTTTATCATGAGTTTGGGCATCATATTCATCAACAAAAATTTGTAAAAAATGCGGGTGATTATTATTTGCCACCAGTTGAAACAGAACTAAAGAAATTAAGAAGATTTAGAGGAGGTAGTGCCACGAGATATGCTGAACAAAATAAATATGAATGGTTTGCGGAAAATTTTAGTTTATACGAAACAGGCAAAACAGAGTTAGTAGACCCTAATTTTTTAAAATTCTTAGAGGAAAAAGTGTTATGAGCAAGTTATTTAACGAAGCAAGCGAAATATTAGGACTATCAAGAGATTTGACTTTACAAGATTATAAAAGATTTAAAGAAATTGAAAAAAATATAACAGAAAATGAAGAACGTAATTTTGCTTGGTTGCTTGAGGGGTTATCTTTAAGATTACCAGAAATAGCACAAAAAGAGGGTAATTATGATTGGGTTGAGCCAGATAATTAAGACTTCTAGCATTTTTTAAATAAATTTGTTATAAAGATACTACCAATATGGAGGTTTAAATGGAAGAAAATCAAACAGAACAAACTGTTGAAACAAAAGAAGATGTAATACAGGCACAAGAAACACCAACACAAACATTTACACAAGATGAGGTTAATAATATTGTTGAAAGACGATTAGCCAAAGAAAGAGGTTCTATGTATAAGAAACTAGGTGTTGAAGATTTAGATATAGCTATAACTGCTGTTAAAACACAAAAAGATTTAGAAGAAAAGCAACGTATTCAAAAGGGTGAGTTTGAGGAAATACTTAAAACAAGAACCCAAGAATTTAACAAAGAAAAAACAAATTTAGAAAATCAGCTAAAAGACATTAAGATAAATAAATCTTTATTATCGTCAGCATCAAAGAATAAAGCTATTAATCCAGATCAAGTTGTTGAACTTTTAAAAGACAATATTAAGCTAAATGAAACAGGTAATGTAGAAATACTTGATAAAAATGGAATTGCGAGATACAATAAATTGGGTGAACTTTTAAGTACAGACGAATTAGTACAAGAGTTCTTAACACAAAACCCTCACTTTGTTAGTGCCACCCCTAGTGGTTCTGGCTCGGTGTCAAATGTGGATAGGTCAGAACTCAACAAGCCTTTAAATTTGAGTGATTTAGATATGAATAATCCAAAAGATAGGGAAGCCTATAGAGAATATAGGAAAAATAAAAAATCCCAACCTTATGTGATTAATTCAAAATTATAATTTTTTAAAGGAGTCTTAAATGGCAAACGAAACTACCAGTTCAACCATTTCGGAACTATACACCGAGATAGTTGCAGAAGCTATGTTCACAGCTAGTGAGCAATCAATAATGAAGGGTTTAGTTAGAAACTACACTATTGCGGGTGGTGGAAAATCAGTAGAAGTGCCGATTTATCCAACAGTTTCAGCGAGTGCAGTTAGTGAAGCATCTGATCTTTCAAATACAGCGATTAATCCAAGTTCTGTTACAATAACAGCATCAGAAGTTGGTATTATGACAACATTAACTGATTTAGCTAGAAATTCAGCATCAAGGAATGTTGCTCAAGATATTGGGCGAGTTTTTGGTGAAGCTATAGCTAGAAAAATTGATTTAGACCTAACAGCATTATTTGATGGGTTTTCAACAGCGGTTGGCGGTGCAGATGCAGTATTATCAGCAGATACAGTTGCACAGGCACACGCAAATCTAAGAAATAGTTCAGTACCAATGAATGACTTAGCTTTAGTTATTCACCCAATGGTAGCACATGACCTTAAAAGAGGTATGACCAATACTTATGCGGGTTTAGATACTGATATTTCTAATGAAGCATTACGTTCTGGGTTTATAGGAACTTTATTTGGTGTTCCAGTATTTGAAACAGCTAATATGGCTAATACAGGTACAACAGGAGACTATAAAGGTGCTATGTTCCATAGAGATGCTTTAGGATTAGCAATGATGCAAGACCTTAAAATAGAAATCCAAAGAGATGCTAGTTTAAGAGCAGATGAAATTGTAGCAACAGCAGTCTATGGTGTTGGAGAACTACAAGATAGCTATGGAATAGAAATCATAGCAGATTCATCAATCCAGTAATCAACTTAACTATGGGGTGGGAAACCACCCCTATAACTATAGGATTATTTATGGACACGATTAAATTAGAAAGAAATGGTAAAATAGTTACTAGATCAAAAGCTGATTATGAAATGAATAAATCTAATTATGATTTAAGAGGTTTTAAAGAAGCTGTTGCAAAGCCTAAACCAAAGCCAGAACCTAAAGTTGAAAAACCCAAAGAAGAACCAAAAGCAGAAGTAAAAAAGGATTCTGAATGGGAAAAAGAAGAACCTAAAACAAAAAAGGCTGAATAATGGCTACATCTGAATTTGCGGTTGCTAATAGTGATTTACAAAAGATACAACCAGATATTCTAGGTTTTGGGGTTACTGATTTTGGCGATCAATTACAATTTGCTGAAAATGATGTTCTTAGACGTATTCGTGAAGAATGGTGGGAAAGATACAGGCATCAAGTCAGATACAAAGATATAACTAAAATAACATCTGTTGAAATGACCAATAGCAAGTTAACCAATTCACAATGGACACAATCAGTTGTTTATTTAACTTTATGGAAATATGCTTATCCAATTTTAACTAAATGGAGAGACCCAGACACAGGCGAGGGTAAAGACACATTCCAAGTTCAAATAG